TTAACTACATAGATCCCAACAGAACCATTAGTACAGATAGGAGGTACTACAAAGTTGTCACCAAGAACTCGAACTGTTTCCTTCCATGGTTGAGTACTCAAATAGAAAACTTCGAACACCAAGTCTTCACAGTCTTTCTCTGTTTGGTTGGTTATATCATACAAAATGGAGTAGTTTGTAGTCATCTCATCCGTAAAGTCATCAGGTATTTCATCTGATGCTAAATTCGGAAAATGGACAACTAATATTCTTCCATTATGGTATTGAGTTTTATAGAACTCAATTTTGTACTTTATTGAACCACGCCAAAACGAAGCGAGAGAGGCTGCAAAACCCAAACTTCCCACAAACATTTCGCCACTGTCAAGTAGGCCAAATGCGTGTTCCGTAATGGGACAGACATTGAAAGCTCCAATTCTGGTACCTGGTACATCACTATCCAACCAAGGATAGCGTTGCATCATGTTCCATTTTGTTGTTAGAGCATTTAAATGCATCTCATCTTCGTGCTGATCGCCCGCAACTACTGAATTATCTTGTATAAGAGCCAGTGTAGTTGAAGTGTCTTTGCCTTCAGAATGCATGAAATTCGCGTTCGGTTTATGAATATGTTGAACAGGCATTGTTAAATCAGTTGGTTTGGACCAACCAAAATATGCCGCTACCATATTTAACCCGCGGAAAAACCATCCAATTCCTGCAGCAAAGTCTCCAATTACTGGTACACCTGATAATGATGAAGCAATTGTAGACATTCCAGCTGAAATTTGAGTAACAGGACCAGTAGTCTCACCTTCTTTGGTATCTCTAAGAGATACACCCGGAGTGACGCCTGATGATCCAGTTGCATTTTTCGTTGTCTTATTGTGCTTCTTGACTGTCTTTGAATTAAGTCTTGATCTACCTTGAGCCACATTTCCGGAGAAACTGGTCAGAGCGGGCCCGCTAACGGGTACTCTCCACTTAGGGTTGATCATACGACCAAAAACTGAGACTGTGCAATTTGCACCAGTGAAACCTTCCTTGTACTTTGAAAGTACGAACACTTCCACCTTTCCAATTCTGAGATCAATCTGATCTTTCTTGTACAGATCCAAATACTCTGTCCAAAATGTATACGGTATTCTGAGAGTAGCACTATGTGCTTTTCCCAAGTTAAGTATGACATGAGGATAAGTAGTCAGGGCTGAGAACCATCTGTTGGAATGATGTAAGGCATCGACTTCTGCGGCCAAGGGATTCCAGATCATGATAAGAGCTCCTTGTGCAAATGGCGTAGCATTTGCTTTTAGCTCAATTTCAAAATCACTCTGGAGGTATCTAAAGTTTCCCAATTTATTTCGTAGAAACGGACTTGTATCAAGTAACTTTTCTGGTAACCAGGTCTCCGACACAGGCACTTGCTGATTCGCTTGGAAATTTGCAAGGCTGTACGTAGCACCAAGGGCACCATCAGTCTCCGCCCAAACAAAACGTTCTAATAACACATTACGTGAAAGTTGTTCGTTCATGTCATGGACAGTTGATTCAGTGTTCGATTCTATGGAGAAAATTGTTCTATCCACAGATACTTCAGAGTCATTTTGGACATCATGAGTCAGTGAGGCTATTGTAGATTCCTCATTCGGTTTACTACTCCGATCTATTGTTTCATTAGTACTAGCAGCTTTCAAGAATAACTCTCATGGGGCCAAAGCTATAGCCTCAATGAGAGGTCCTACTGTTTTAATGGGATCGCCATCGCATACAGCTTAATGCACATAAGAGAGATTAGCACGGTTTTCTATTTTATAGGGTTCCATAGAATCTGGTATAATCTCAATTTGGGCAACCTCCTTTATCAGGATTCGCCCTGCGCCCCGCCTTTAACAGGCTTCGCGCAGCATTTTAACGTGTGTTACCACGTGTGCCCCTCCCGAAGGAGAGGTCGGATTTTTATAAGTCTTACCTTAT